ACATAAGGCTGTTTGACTATCTTAGTAGGCCACACAAGCTCTTCAGCAGTGTACCACGGTGCGTTAGGTGCTAGTGTAGTCTTAATCATCTTCAGTGACTCCATAGAAATGGTTTAAAATTTCCTCATCAACTGTCAATAAAGGGCCACACAGCTCTAAAGGAGTATTACGATAGACATCGCTTACAACATTCCTACATTCCTCGACAATCAACTCGACGAACTTTTCTTCGTCTAATTCTTCATTCACATCATTACCGTTCCAAGTATATGATGTAGCCTGTTCTTTAAGTTTTTTAATTCGTTCGTTCATTTTAGACTTTCCCGTAACTCCGTTACTTCAAGTTAAGAAATAAACCAACTTGTGCAATAGAGTAACCTAGCCAGATAGCCATGTTACTGTATTCCCCTTTTAAGCCTTGGAGTACACCAACTACAGCGTAACCAATGCCTGTGCTACCTACGATCATCATCTCAATCATACGCTCACTCCGTTCCTGCTCATAGATCCTCCATCGTGACTTCGTACATTCTACCAGTATCCAAGTCATACTTCAATGAGCAAGCAGGGCCAGTAAGACCGTTATATCTGTTCTTAGCAACTGCTACTTTAGTTGTATGTCGTACACTGGCATCAGGACTCATAGAGTTACGCTCTAGGGTAATCACAGCATCAGACAACTGAGCGATAGCACCTGAGCCTCTCAGTTGAGATAAAGACACTGCCTGACCATCTTCATGGCCTTTGTCGCTGTTAGGTCGTTTGAGATGTGATACACAGATAAGCGTAATCTCTAGCTCTTGAACCAAGGTACGTAACTTAGTCATCAAGACATCAATAGCTTTCCTATCGTCATTCCCATCCATACCAGAAACAAGCAAGCTAATATGGTCAAGAAACACAACACGACAGTCACACGCCTTTGCCATGTATCGTATACGATTAAGAACGTTATCCAAAGCAAGAGAACCAAAGTGATCGAATAGAAAAATACGATCAGTTCCGAGGGTAGCATCAAAAGCCTCCTTCAGTTCTTGTTCGGACACTGGTGTATCTGGCAGGTGCAACTTTTTATTTGCATGGAGAGACATAACACTTCTAGCAGTCTTTCGTACCGATTCCTCCAGAAACATTCCTCCGATGTTCCACTTTGTTGTGTTGAGGATGTTGAAGAGGATTTCTCGTAAGAACTGGGATTTTCCCAAGCCACTGCCCGCTGTGACCGTAATGAGTTCAGCTCTTCGGAGGCCGTAGAGGAGGTCGTTAAGTCCTTTGAATGGATAGAAAGCCTCAGCTGCTGGTTCCGGAGTATTGACTGTTGACCATAGGGAAGACGCTGCCACAATTCCATCGGGCACGTAAGTTTCAGCTCTCCACCATTGATTAACAAAGTCAGTTGTTCGTCCGTTACTGAGATAGTCGCAAGCATCTTTGAAGTCCTTTAAGTGTTTAACAATCTTACATTTGCTACCGAAGAGTTCAGCTACTTCGTTGGAAGCCTTAATCCCCGCATCATCTGCGTCGAAACAGATCACAATCTCCGCAAAGCTATCTAAGTATTCATAGTTAGCCTTACAGTCCTTCAATGCAGCTGAAGCACCGTTACGGATAGACACCACAGGCCACTTGCTACCTGTCATCTGGTAAGCCGCTAGAGCATCTAGTTCACCCTCACAGATTGTGATGTACTTGCCACCCTTCTGATACAGGTGTTGACCGAACAAGACCGCCTGTGACCATTGTCCCTCTACAGAGAAGCCTTTGGTGGCTACGTTCCTTACCTTTTGGGCTACCTCCTTACCATCTTGGTCAAAGTAAGGATAGAAGTGCCTTGTAGCGTCCTGTCGTACCCCGTAGGCGTCACAGGTAGCTTGTAGGATACCTCGCTCAGGGATTGCTTTAATCTCACCTTTGGTGTTTGTCATTTGTTTGTTACTTTCTATCAATGTATAGACTGGTTGATCTGCTTCATCTTCGCTTGCTTTGTAAGTCTGACACACATGGCAATACAAATGACCGTCTGAGTAAAGACTGTTCCCATCACTAGAGCCACACTTCTCACAGGCTATGTGCTTGATAAAGCGGGAACCGCTGTGGAACTTTGAAGCTAAGACTGCTATCATTCTTTGTGTCCTCTTGCTCGGATTTGTTCTGCCACCCACCATGTATAAACAGGGTCGCCATCACCAAGCTCATCAACTTTATTAGCAATGCGCTCACGCTCTTTATCCGCTACCAGTTTGGCAAAGGCTTCAAGTCTTTTAAGTTGACCCCCGTTCCATTTATCTGTTCCGTAGACTTGTCTAGCCATCTCAATGATTTCATCTTTATCAATGATTTCTTGTGGTGTCATAGGTCAATAGTCCTCCGACGCTAAGATACGTTCAGCATATCCGCATTGGTCACAGATAAGGTGCATCCCATTGGGAGACTTGTACATCGTATCTACACCGCCACAGCGTACACACCTAAGACTATCGTCATCTTCCTCTTCAAAATCTTCTTCAAATGGCGGTTCTTCGTCAAGATCACGACCAAAGATCATGTCCCATCGTTTAGCGTATTCCTCTTGTGAAACACTGTAAGGCCGTGGTGAGCTACCCTTGCCTCCATCTGACTTCTTCATAGCTTTCCCCTTGTACTTGGTAACAATAAGTTAAGAATGTAGTTAAGCATAGCCGTTCTTTTCCTTTAGTTTGGTTTCTGCCCATCGAAGAACATCATGCTCTTCCTCAACCCACTGACCCATATCCTCATCCGTCAGCCCAACCCACTCAGGTCGTTTTGATGAGTTACTTACACTCGCTTCATAGGCTTCATCAAGAGCCTCTACCATGAGCTTAACCACCTCTAAGGGGTCTAGCTTTTCCATTTGTTGTTGTTGTTGTTCCATCATAATCAGTTTCTTTCTCCATCCTGTTGTCATGGTGATACCCAACCTTCAATAGACTCTGCAATGTCCAACATGGCATTGTCTAAAAGCATTTCATTCTCACGATACTGCTTTAGGATATGTTGTATCTGTTCAAGCAAAATACAGGCATCCATGCCCTTCATAGAGCACTTGTAGTCGTAGGCATCCTCTGGAATGCTAAGGTCAAAGGTGATTGTTGCTTTACTCATTTCAAAGATACCTTTATAAAAGTTAAAACAAAGACAAAGAGTGACAAGATCATATCTTTAACTCCGCTGTTAGGATGTCTTGAAGCACCTGATGCCAACCATAGACAGAGATTAACTCAGCTACATCTTGGATTGTGTGGTGATAGTGTGCTTCCTCTTTGAAAACCCAATCATCTACCTCTTTGTCAGAGACACCATATTCATTTACATTTTCGTTCATTCTTTAACTCCAAAATGTTGCAGCATCAATTTCCGTGTAACTGAATCAGTAAAGTTCCCACATTCCCTAACAATCAACTCTGCAAACTTCCAGCGATCAAAATCCCAACCATCATCATCATCATCGGTATAGACAACAGATTGTTGCTCAAGTTCTCTCAGTCGTTCATTGTTCATCATCCCTTTGCCCTCCGGACATATTTACCCCTTTTCTTTTTGACGATGTAAACCCCATTGTACTCCAAGACCTTAACAAAAGCATCCCTCAATTCCTCTGTTAAACGATCATTTTCTTCATGATCCTCTGAAAACAAGGGACAACCACCTATCAATGGTTCAATATCCCAAAACTGTTGTTCAAGGACTTTAGCAGTTATGTTTTCTGCTGTGTCAATGTCAATACCTACCGTTATATAAGCATTATTCATTACATTTACCCCTCTTTGTTAAAAGACAAACAACAAATATACATTCTTGGCATACTTCTTGCTGTATTACTTATGAGAATACTTTAAAGACTTTACTTATAAAGATGTATTTATCTTTAATAGTGTATTATCTTATAAAGTGTATTCTAACTATCATAGTTATCTTTGTAGTTATCTATGTAGTCTATTACGGCCTCTGTGTCCGTACACTCAAGGCCATCATCATCCCCTTCAAGGTCTAGGTCTGATTCAGTGATGAGGTCTCTCCGTTCAATCACAGGGAACAAACCCTTTACATCCTCAAAGCAAACCTTACACAAATCGAGATATTCCATCGTGTAAGCCTTTTTTCTTGTGGCTTCAAATTCTGTTAACAGTCGATCACAAGCGCTACAATGCATTATTGTCCTTTCAGGCTACCTTGCCATTGGTTGATTGTTTTACCCACCTTCTAGGCCGTTTTAAGGGCTTACATGGGCGCATCTGGTTCATTGTTAGGGTTGTATTTAGGTAATCCATGCTTTTGAGGCTTCAAAGACGTAGGGAAAGGCCATGCCGACATTAAGCCCATCACTTGAGTGTGGAATAAATACCCACAGTCTAAGCATTGCATAGCATCAGGCAAACCAGTGGTTGCATGGTCTACATCATTGGAGTTACATTTAGGACAATTTACCATAGGTCATACTCCAAGATTAAGTCAACTGTGTAATAAAGTATTAACATTGTCATGGTTATGTAATCTCCACTAGATTGTCGATAGACCAATCCCCCAGATCAACCTCTTTGAAGGCATCCCCTGAGGTTTCCTCTGCTATTTTGTAGGCTTCCTCTAAGGTTTCAGCCTCAATTTTCAAAGTGTAATAAACAACGCTCGAAGCGTGTACAGTAAAGTTTTTCATAGGTTTTCCCCGCTTTCTCTTTCAAGTGAATCAATATGGTTAATGAATGTTGCCCACAGTGCTGTTGATGCGTAATCGTCAGGGTCAAAGGCGTTGTTTACGACACAATCATACCTAGATGCTACCGATTGTGCAATCCTTAGC